TATCGCGATGGATCCTGAGTTGAAGCGACGCCTTCGTGTTGGCCTTTTGGAATCTGTGCTTGACTATTCTCAGACCTTGGACATGTTTAAGGGCAGTTGCCCTAAGGCCCTGCTCCAGGCTTTGCACCTCCCTAATGAGACACTTCAGAAAAACGGTCAGTTGATGGGCAATATACTCTCGTTTATTGTCCTCTGTATCGTTAATCTGTCTTGTTTCCTAGAGGCGTGCTACATGTCCGACTCCGATCATGGCGATGTGACCCCACTTTCCTCTGAACAGATGGACATTCTGGACTCTATGGTTCTAGAAGGTCGCATTCCAGATTTGGACTTCGTGGATGGTCTTCCCGTCCTGATCAACGGCGATGACATACTGTTCCGTTGCAACCTGGATTTCTACCGGGTATGGCGCGACACAGTTTCACGCTATGGTCTGGAACTCTCCGTGGGTAAGAACTACTTCAGTCCCCGTTTCTATACTGTCAACTCAGAACTGGTCTCTGGAGACCAACGCATCATGGAACCCTTCTGGGGCGCATTCCTCCCTGACTTTGTCCGGATGAGGAATGAACTCAAGCATGAGATAAACCAGGATGTTCTCCAGGCTGACTACCGTCACATACTCCCTCCCGTGCAGGCTATGCTTCGTGAGTCGATTCCCTTACACCGTTGGCCCTTGGTCAATCGGCTGTGGATAGATTCACTTCGCTTGAATGATATGGTTGAGGCCTACAGAGGACTCAACTATTTCATTCCCGTCGAGCTGGGTGGTCTTGGCCTCGACCCCACTGGGGTTGAGGATTACAATATCACCTACGCTCAAAGGGCCCTTGCTTCTAGGTGTCTACTTGACCCTGACGCTATACCGTCCCTTGTCCCCCGGGAGGACACTCTTCTATCTGCAGACGTTGACAGACAGATCCGCTCTACTCTCCGCACAACACATGTTGTGGCACATTCAGTTGTCACAAAAGGCCCGAGGACCTATGTGCTGGATGAGTTTAACCACTGAAGATAATATTGGCAGGAGATGAACTGGGTGTGCGACTTCGTGCACATGAAACGGTTGAGAGCCACGTCCAAGGATCACTTGATCGTTGGATCGATTACCACACTGAGGGAGCTCGTGTTAGTGTTGATGCCGTTCGGCAAAACACCACCAAGCTCCTAAAGTGGGGTATGGCCCTCTCTCGTAAACATCTCCTCAGTGAGATCCCAGTCACCACCGCGAAGAGGATGAAGGTTTTGGTTTCCTCCACCACCTTATAAGTGATTGCGTCACACTACTACTCCCAAAAACCGGGGAGGCACCTAGGCGCAGGTGTAACG